TTATACCTCGTGCCATTCTTTACCTTCAAAAAGTAAAGCTTCTGCTTCTCTTCTTCTGATAAGTCCTTGTAAAACCTTACCACCTGCTTTATTCCAGCGTTTTATTTGGGCTGGAACATCATCGTATTCTTTATTGTTTAAGACTTTTAACATAGTAGAAGCTTTTAAGTTAGCTGGTCCTAAGTTAAATACCCAAGATACTAGTGCATCAAATTGATTTTGTTTTAAATCAACAGTTACATTATTATTTATATAACCTTCATACTCTTTCATTTCATGTAAAAGTAACTTATCTGCTTCTTCTTGAGTAATAATATCGCCTTCTTTAACGCCTTTCGTAGAGCCATATCCTATTGTTAAAACTCCTGCTGCACATTTATATGCTTCCAACTCACAACCTTCAAATTTTTTAATAAGTGATAAACCTTCTTGTGATATATTCATACTGCTATTCCTCTTTTGTTGTAGTAACTTTTCTATAATAGACGACAACTTCTTTAAGTTCATTTATGTACCTCTTTAATTCCTGCATATTATATGCCATCAACTCATAATCAGGGACTGACATAGCAACAAATACTAATTGTCCTTGGTCTTTTTCTACTTGTACTAAAAATTCATCAATGTTTTTATTTGATACAACATACCAATAAGGGTCTTTTAGGTCTATTTCCCTAGGCATAATAGGCTGTACAATAGTTCTTTCTATAGGTTTAGATATAACCTCAACCTGTTGTTTACTTGGTATCAGACTGCAACTGCAAGCCATCATCAAGACTGTCGATATTACGACTATCTTCTTCAATGCTATCAAATACATCTTTAGTTCCTTTATTTATTCTAGGTTGTATTAGTCCAGGTTTAGCTGCTGCTAATCTGGTTAAATCGTGACGTTTAAATATGTCAAGATACCTTGACATTTCTTGTTGTATTTCTTGGTTGCGTGCTTGTATTTCTAATAAACCTTCTGTTTGTAAAGCAAAGTCATTTTGTAATGATTCTATTGCTAATTTTTGTTCTTGGTTTCTTAATTCAAAAGCTTGATTAAGAGCAGAGAGTTTAGAGTTTTCATTCCATAACAAATAGCTACTTAATCCTAAAACTACTATTATTCCAATTAAAACTTTACTCATCATTTCCCCATGTATATACCTGTAATGGTTTAGACTTGCCTTTAACCTCTATTGGTTCTAATAATTTTAACTTAAATTTAGACTTTTTGGCAGTTTCTTCGCCTATTAATGTTCCTACACCTGCAACTTTGGTACTTGATTCTAATCTTGCAGCAACATTACATGGGTCGCCTATAAGAGAAAATGCAAATCTATCAGTAGCTCCAAAGTTACCTGCAATACAAATACCGCTATTAACTCCAATACCTATTGCTATCTCAGGTATACCTTCTTCTTTAAATTTAATATTTAACTGGTCTATATTTTTTTCTATTTCTTGTGCTGCTTGTAAAGCTAAATTATGATGGTCATCTTGTGGAATTATTGTATTCCAATGAAACATACCTGCATCACCAATAAACTTATCAGTACATCCAAAATATTTATTAGCTGCTTTAACTTGTACATCTAATACATTATTCATAATGTATGTAACCATTTCAGGTTCTACTGATTCAGATAAACTAGTAAATCCTCTAAGGTCTGTAAATATAATGCTGCAATTAACTCTATTACCATTTACTTTACAAAGTTCTGGATTATCTTGTAATTTTTTAACCATTCTAGGGTCAAGATATTTACCAAATTGTTTTTTTACTTGTTGTCTTAATTTATATTGTTCTCTAAATCTAAGATAAAAACCTATAGAAGCTGTAATAAATTGTGATATTAAAGTCCAACTTACATCAATTAAGACTCCACGTTGAATAAACCAATGTCCAAAAAATATTGTTGAAAAAAATAATAGACTGGTCAATGTTATTCCTGCCGTCATTCCAAAAATATTTATACATAACCAGACAAAAGTTACTGTTATCACTAGAATTAATAATTCAACAGCTAATGCCCAATCAGGTATATAAGGACTATCTTGTATTAAGATTGATTCTGCTAGAGCTGCTTGTATTTTATGTGGCTCTAATAATCCTACTGGAGTAGCTATCTGTGGCATTACACCATTAGCAGTTACGCCTATAAACACAAACTTACCTGCTACATCCATTTCTTTTAAATCAGTTTGCGGTGTGTCTACCCAACTAATCCACTTACGACCAAGACTATCTGTTTTAACTGGTGGTATTCCTCTAATTGATATTTCTTCTATACCATTATCATTAGTTTTTATAATGTAAGTTTTTACACCAAACAATGCTTTATAGATTTGTGTGCCAAAAGAAGGAATCCAATTATTATCTAGAGTGCTTACAAGTAATGGGATTCTACGAACAAGTTGGTCAACTTCGGTGGGAGCAATGGCTAGACCCTGCAGTGTATTATCTTTTAGAGTGTTCAGGTTTTCCTTAACTCCCATAGATACTATACCACTAACATGACTACCTTTGACAACTGTTCCTGTTGGTTTTGGATAATTACCTTTACCATCTTCAAACATTGCAATAACAGATGGTGCATATCCAAGTGTTTGAGCAAAAGTTTTATCACCACCCATTCTGTCTGCTTGTGGAAAAGATATAACCCAACCTACTCCTATAGCACCTTTTTCTAACAGTTCTACTTGTATTTCTGCAAGTCTTTTTCTTGGTAAAGGATAACCACCTTCGTTTTCTACATCTTGTTCTGTAATATTTAAAATTACAAAATTACCAGAAGGTTCTTGTTTTTTTACAAATGTATCAAATACTTTTAACTTTAATATTTCTGTTGGTGTTGATTGATATAATAAAGGCAAGACTAATATTATAAGTATGATGAATATTAGTTTTTTCATTAATCGCTTTGCGTAATAGTAATAGTGCTATTACTTCCTCCATTTACTTTAACAATATTAGAAATACCATCTTGTATAAATATAACTGTATAAGATTCACTACCATTTAAATCTAATCTAACTGACTCATTAACATTTCTTCTTAAACTTATAACATTACCTGTTATTAAAGCTGTTATTTGAGTATCTGGGTCTTTACCTAAAAGTGTGCCTGATAATTGTGTGCTTGTTGCTTGTGCTAAAGCATCTTCATCTTCCGCTATTGCTAAAGCATCTAACACATTAAGTAAATCTTCTAAATAATTAACATCTAAAAAATTAATATCTAATTCATTAAACTCTAAACTATCTTCTTTAAGATAATCTTCTGCTAAATAATCTATATCTAAATCATTAAAATCTAATATGTTTTCTTTTTTAGTTGTTATTTCTTCTTGTACAATAATTTCTTCTTTAGGTGGTGTAACAATTAACATATTGTCAATCATGTCTAAAGTAAGGTCTAGTATTACTGGTTTGCTTGGTGCAGATTCAAATACACTTACTGTCGTTGCTTCGTAAGGTTTATTTAAAGTAACTGAACCCATGGCAGTAACTACTTCTATTTCACCACTAGAAAGCCCTAGAGCGTCTGGTAGAAGTATTATAAGGCTACGACCTAGTTCATCAACTGTAGCTGTAAAATCAGTCCCACGAATTGCTATGTTAGCTGTAGGTGTTTGTAGTTTTATGTTTTGTTTATCTATACGATTTAGATTTCCAGTAATAAAACGTGCTGTCCCAAGACCAAAGGTAAGAGCCATTTTTGATTTGCTTGGGTCTGCATCAAATATATACTCGTCTATTATTAATTGGGAATGTTCTGTCAAGCTTACTTTACTATCATCTAAAAAAGTAATAGCCATTCTGCCATTAGTCGTGATAGCTTCATCATTGCTTTGTATAGCAAACTTTAAATTTGCATCGTAAGGTTTGTCCCTTACTATTTGGGCTGAACCATTTAGTTCAGATATATCTCCAATATCAGCAGCTTGTGCTTGTACCTTGGTCGTTTTGAACGACACAAACAGTAGAAGCAGAAGTGCCAGAGATTGACATAATTTTGAGCCAGTCATTGTCTTGTGTACTCAGTTGTTGAATATTAAATGTTCTTGAACCGCCTGTATGGTCTAAGTAAAAATATCCACCTGCTGAAGCGTTAGTACCTGTACCTGTATAAGTAACTGTATTATCAGAACCATCTATATCCATATAGTTGGTAGCACC